GTATTTCCCAACGAAAGGATCTAACTTCATCAATACATCGAGACGAGAATTCATTAATTCAGCGTCGCGTAGCTCAGTGAAGTGATTATCAAAGAGGAAGTCATACTGAATGTTTTCCTCCATGTCATCCCAATCTTCGGGAGTAATGACACCCTTCAAGACTAACTGAGTCTTGAGAATATCATGAAACATGAAAGCAAACTTCTTACGGAGACGAGCAACAAATTTCGTGAATTTTAATTCGTCTCTTAGAATTTCAGTAGTCTTTCCTAGATTGAATGATTTGTTATCATCAGTTAATCTTGAAGGTGGTAGGTTGAGAGAATTGTAAAGTTTCTTGCGGAAATACTCTACATCTTTTAACTCACCCAGATTTTGTCCACCAGGAAGAGTAGTGATTTCAGTGCCTCTGCCACCTTCACGAC